ATGCCGCCCACCTGGCGGGCTAAACAGTCACAGCGCCAAGGGGCACGGGCGGCGCTCGATCGTCCGCGTCTCAAGGTGGACGACGAGCCGGCGCCGGACTCGAAGGCCGACCCGTTCATCGTCGACTATCCCGACATTGGCAAACCGAAACATCCGACGTGGTGGCATGTGTATCGACTCGAGGTCACGGGTCCGGTCCTGATCGCCGAGGTGCCGACTCAGAATCGCGGACACTTGGTGATGGCGCGCGAACGGTGGCGCACGCGGATGTCGAAATGGAAACACGAAACGTTCGAGTCATTCCGTCCGCTAAAGCCGGGGGCTTGACGATGTTGCGGCACGATCGATGCCCAAACCCTCTCCAAGTCTTCCGCGAATTTCGGCCCGATTCTGCCGATTTTCCGCATGGCCGGTAAACCTGGGCGTTCTGGACCCCACGCGAAACCCGTCGCGTACCACGTCGCACGTGGGACGTACCGTCCCGATCGGATGGGCCCACTCCCCGACGATCTGACGCCGACCGCACTCTTACCCCCGACCATTCATCCGCGCCAAGCTGACCGCGCGATTGCGTACGTCAACGCGCTGACGCATACGAAAGGGCCGCACGCGCGGCAAACGTTTCAGCTGCGCACATGGCAAACGCGGATTGTGCGGCGGTTGTTCAAGCAGCGCCGGGACCGGACGCGGCAGTATCGGACGTGCCTGCTGATGCTGCCGCGGAAGAACGGCAAGACGGAGTTGGCGGCGGCGCTGGCCGTCTACTTCCTGCTGCACGACGGGGAAGTCGGCGGCGAAGTCTACAGCGCGGCGGCCGATCGGGATCAGGCCGCGCTGGTGTTTCACGTCGCGGCGCAGATGATTCGCAACGATCCCGCGCTCGAGGCCCAGGTGCAGATCGTCGATTCGCAGAAACGCATCGTGCATCCGGCCAGCGGGAGCATCTATCGGGCCATCAGCGCGGAGGCGTACTCGAAACACGGCTTTAACGCGAGCGTGGTGATTTACGACGAGTTGCACGCGGCCCCGACGCGGGAGTTGTGGGACGTGCTGGCGACCTCGCAGAGCACGCGGGCGCAGCCGTTGATGATGGCGATCTCGACGGCGGGATTTGATCGGCAGTCGATTCTGTATGAGCTGTATGCGCATGGGAAGCGTGTCGCGGCCGACCCGTCGATCGACCCGACCTTCCTGCCGGTGATTTACGAAGCGCCGGCCGAGGCCGACTGGCGCAAGGAGAAAACGTGGCGCGTGGCGAATCCGGCGCTGGGGGATTTCCGCTCGCTCGAGGAAATGCGGATCATGTGCCAGCGGGCGCAGGAAATCCCGGCGCAGGAGAATAGTTTCAGACGGCTGTATCTGAACCAGTGGACGGAGCAAGCCTCCCGGTGGATTGCGCTGGCGGCGTGGGAAGCGTGCGTCGGCCCGACGCCGGCGTATGCGGGGCGGCCGTGTTACGTCGGGCTCGACTTGTCATCGACGACCGATACCACGGCGCTGGTGGGCGTCTATCCCGATCCCGACGGGCCGGGGTTCGATGTGCGGGTCGCGTGTTTCGTGCCGGAAGCCAAGCTGCGCGATCGGGTGACGCGGGAACGGTTGCCGTATGACGAATGGGCGCGGCGCGGCTGGATTCACGTCACGCCGGGGAACGTCGTCGATTACGAGCGGGTGCGCGCGGAGCTGCGGGCGTGGTCTGTTGAGAGCGAGGTTCGCGAAGTCGCGTTCGATCCGTGGAATGCGACCGACTTGATCCAACGACTCTCGACGCAGGACGGGTTCGTGTGCGTGCCGATTCGGCAGGGGTTCGCGGCGTTGTCGGCGCCGACCAAGTCGCTGGAGACGGCGGTGCTCTCGCGCACGCTGCGCCACGACGGGCATCCGGTGCTCCGGGAGCATGTCGGCCGGGTCGCGGTCGAGACCGACGCGGCGGGAAACCTGAAGCCGTCCAAGTCGGCGTCGACGGATCGGATCGATTTGGTCGTGGCGCTCATCCTGGCGCTCGACCGACGCGACCGGCAGACGGTGCCGCCGGCTCCACCGAGTTACGAGGTGATGTGGATGGGGGCGCCGTGAAACCGCCGAAGCGCAGCGGGCGCCCGGCCATCGACCCGGAGAATGCGGCTGTGTCGGTGACGTGTCGCGTGGATAAGAAAACCTACGATTTACTGTGCAAGCAGGCCACGGCGTCGCGCTGCTCGCTCGCGGAACAACTCCGGCGGGTGATCACCCGCCGGACCTACCTCGAATCCTGAATAATTCATAAATTCACAGCTTTTGGAAAGTGTGCTGCATCCTACGCGGCACTCATGGATCGGGCCTGCGCGCTGCTCGAAATCAAGTCCGTCGATGCGGAGGCCCGCATCATCGAAGGCTTCGCCACGACGCCGGCCGCCGACCGATCCGGGGACATCGTCGAGCCGGCCGGCGCCGTGTTTGCCCTGCCGATGCCGCTGTTGTGGCAACACGACCAGGGCCGCCCGGTGGGCGAAGTCACGGCCGCGCGCGTGATGCCCGACGGGATCCACATCACGGCGAAATTCGCCCAGGTGCTCGAAGCGGGGACGCTGCGCGATCGGCTCGATGAAGCCTGGCAGTCCGTCAAGGCGCGACTGGTGCGCGGGCTGTCGATTGGGTTCCGACCGCTGGAGGCCGTGCCGCTCAAGTCGGGCGGCGCGCATATCAAGCGGTGGATGTGGGCCGAATGCAGCGCGGTGACGATTCCGATGAACGTCGCCGCCACGATCACGAACATCAAATCGGCCGCGATCGGCCACACCCTGCCCGGCGATGCGGGCTCAGTCCTGAGACGCACCATGCACCCAACCTATTCCGAGCAAATCGCCGCCCACGAATCGACCCGACAGACCGCGCTCGCTAGCATGGCCGACCTGATGGCGAAATCCGCCGAGGACGGCAGCACGCTCGACGCCGAACAGTCCGCGAAGTACGACAGTCACACCGCGAAGGTCAAGGCGCTGGACGCGCACATCGGCCGCTTGCGTGAGCTGGAGTCGCTAAATCTCACGAAGGCGATCGCGGTGCCGACCGACACCCGGCCGCACTTCGTCCAGGTCAAGGCGAACGTCCCCAAGGGCACGGCGTTTGTACGCATGGCCTGCGCCCGGGTGATCTGCAAGGGCAACGACCTCCAAGCGGCCGAGTACGCCAAACGGTGGGACGATTCGACGCCAGAAGTGAGCCTGGCCTTGAAGGCGGCCGTCGCCGCCGGCAACACGACCGACGCGACCTGGGCGGGGCCGCTGGTGAGCCAGAACATCGCGAACGACTTCGTCGAGCTGCTGCGGCCGGCGACGATTCTCGGCAAGATCGCCGGGCTGCGCGAAGTCCCCTTTAACACCAAGATTCCCAGCCAGACCGCGGGCGGCACCTACGGCTGGGTGGGCGAGGCGAAACCGAAGCCGGTCACGAAGCTCGCGTTCGCGTCGGAAAGCCTGGGCTACAGCAAGGTCGCCGGGATCATCGTGCTGACGCAGGAATTGGTGCGACTCTCGAATCCGAAGGCCGAAGAGATCGCCAAGGGCGACATGATCGCGGGAATCGCGGCGTTTCTCGATTCGCAGTTTATCGATCCGGCCGTCGCCGCCGTGGCCGGCGTCAATCCGGCGTCGATCACCAATGGCGCGGCGACCGCCGCGGCCACGGCCAATCCGCTCGCGGATCTAATGGGGCTTATCAATCACTACAGCACGAACAACATCAGCGTCGCGGGCGTGCATATCATCCTCTCGCCGTCAAACGCGCTGGCGATGTCGTTCCGCACGAACCTCGATGGCTCGCCGATTTTCCCTGGGCTCGGCATGGACGGCGGCACGTCGCGCGGCCTGACGTTTATCACCAGCAACACCGCGGGCACGAACGTCGTATCGCTGCAGCCGGCGATGATTCTGTATGCCGACGATGGCGGCGTGACGATCGATGTCTCCGACCAGGCGTCGTTGCAGATGGACAGCGCCCCGGTCTCGCCGGCCGATGCGACCACGGTCTACGTATCGTTGTGGCAGACCAACCATGTCGGGTTGAGAGCCGAACGGTTCGCGAACTGGAAGCGCATCGGCCCGTCGGTGAAGTACCTGACCGCGGCGGCGTACCCCGCGCCGGCCAGCGCCGAGGATCCCCCGACGACGACCCGCGCGGGCAAGGCGTAACACATGCGGCTGTTTGGCTATGAGCTGACGGTGCGCCCGCGGGGATCGACGGTCCCCGCGGGCGTGGCCGTGGGCGGGTCGAACAGTTGGTTCTCGGTCATTCGCGAACCGTTCACGGGCGCCTGGCAACAGAACGCGGAGATCCTCGCGCCGCGGGTCGCGATCACCAATCCCACGGTCTATAGTTG